TGGATTAGGTATTGGAACTTCAACTCCAACTGTACCTCTTGAAGTTAATGGTACTGTAAAATTTAATGAAGCCTCTGGTGTTTCTAGTGGTACTGTTATAATAGATGGTACTGCTACTGCAAATCCACAATTAAGATTTTATCAAAATGGAACAGCAAAAGCATATTTAACATATTGGGATAGTTCAGACACACTTGCTTTAACTGATGGTTCAGCTAGTGGATTACACTTTTCGCCAAGCACACAAAGAGTTGGTATCGGAACTTCATCACCGACTAGTGCTTTAGAGATTAAATCTGCTGTAAATCCACAATTTAAAGTAGCAACT